CAACCCTGGCGGTCTGATCCTTAATCCTCGCTTCGTTCAGCTTGTCACCGAACACCCGCTGGGCCGCTTCCTTCACCCGCGTCTTGAGGCTCGGCAGCCTCGGCGGAAGGCCGGCGTCCTGAAGCGAGCTAAGCATCTCGTAGTTGATCTGCTCAACCGCGTGGTAAAGCTTTTCTCTATTGGTGTGTGCCTCACTCGGGAGTATGGAGTCTTCACTCCACTTGCCGAATAGGCTCTCATCGAGGTTGTTGGTCTCCCGGTCGAAGGCAGCCCACTCGGCCTCTTGTCGCTGCTGAGCGGCGATCTGCTCCACACGCTGCTGCTGAGAAGTCAGATACTGCACCCGCTCCGCAAGCTCATTGTGAGACTTGAGCAGCCGCATCTCACGCTCGTCGTAATCCTCCTCGAAGTCGCCAAGGTCCAGCGGCGGCTTCCACTCCTCTTTACCATCAGGCGGCTGCCTCTCCCCCTCGTCAGGGGTGGCGCCGGGCGTGGAGCCCGTTTCCGCCTGGGGAGTCCTCTTGTATCGGCTGCCAAGGAGAAGCGTGAACTTGTCCAGGTCGCTGCGATCAGAGAACTTCTTCAGCTCGTTTTCGGTCAGCCCGTAGCCGCTGGCGTAGTCGAGTGTCTCCTCGTCATACCAAGGCTCGTCGCTCGAAGCCTCCTCAGAAGTCTCCTCAGAAACTTCTTCCGATGCCTCCTCGGCCACCTCTTCGCTTGGCTCAACGTCTATCTGGTCGGCGTCATCCTCCTGGATGTCCACCTCAATTCGATCAGAAACTACAGGTTGAATGTCGTCCGACGTCCCGTCATCCAGGTCGTCTACGACAATTTCTTCCTTACCATCCATGTTTTCTTGCTCCGGGGGTTGACAGCCTTACAAACACAAGATACCATGGAACCCCTATTTTGTCAAACTTATTTTGTCCTTATGCTCCCGGAGGACTATCTCCTTGGCCCTTTTGAGGGTCTCCGGGCACATGATGGCGCCACCGCCATTGCGGCTGTTGCGATCGACGAAACCCCTTAGCTTCATGTACTTTGCGAACTCTTTCTTGTCGTCGGCGTGGACCTGGTAGAACCCCGGCGAACCAGGGTCTTCGCGGAACTCCACATTGATCTTCTTGGCGTCCCTGTCCGCAGCGTATTTATCAAGCTCGTGTTCACCAAATCCAAGGGCGTCGCTGACGATGTGGGCGTCGTGGGCCAGCTTGACCGCCTCCCTCTTCTTGAACCGCTCGCCAGTCCGAACCCGCCGGACGACAGAGCCGTCTGGCAGGGTAATGCAGCCCATGGAGTCCTGCTCCATCATCTGCTCGAAGTCGAGCATCACAACCTCGCCAGTGTCCTCACACCGGAATTCATACTGCGTCATAGCTGGGTTGACTCCGCTTGCTGGGTGTTAGCCGCCCCTAGGAGCGCCATCTGACGGGCGTGGTTTTTGCCCGATTCCGTGCCGCCGGCTGACTTTGATATCCGGGTGTACGTCCGGTTAGAGGTCGGAGGCTTCTTCAAGTCTGTCGCCGGCGGCCCCTTGTCGTCCTCAAGCGGCTCGGAGAACATCAACAGCTTTCGTAGGAACGGGTTGTTCAGGTTCTGAGCGTAGAACTCGTTCAACTCCTGGAAGTCCAATGTGCCGCCCTGCTGCTGGATCATCTGAAGCATCGGGGCGTATACCGTCCCGAGGAGGGTGTTCACCGCCTCAACGTCCTTGCCAGGAGCCTGGTAGGTCATCGAGAACGGACTGATCTCGAAGTTGTAGTCCATGAAGTTTCCGTCGCGGTCGCCCGGCTTCCACTTCGATGTAACACGGATGCTGGTGTCCTGTACCGTGTACTGAGAAGTAATCTCCTTCACCTCGTCCATCCACAGGAGGTAGGATGTGGCCCGTATCACGCGAGACACAGCGTCCACTACACGGTACTGCATCTGCCCCTCCTTGCGAGAGTTAGCGCCGTGTATCAGCTGCTCTTGACCAAGAGTGTCAGCCGATTGGCCGAGGCCGAGTAGCGCTGGCAGGTTGCCTGCCGCCCTGTCAAACATGTCGATCGCACTCGCCGTGAACGCCTGGTTCGCCGGGTCTGGGCCGCCAATCTTGTGGACCCCAACGCTCTCGATGTTGTCCACGCCACGCCAGTCGCCGTCTCGACTCTGCTGTAAGTTCTGCGCAGTCTCCTGGGCCGAAGCGTCGTAGATGTTGATATCACGCTGGCGCTCGGCCTGCTTGATCTGCTTTCGCAACAGGCTGTTGATCGTCCTAGACAAGCAGTCTAAGTGCAACGCCGGAGCCACCGGCATGATATTGTTGGGAACATCGTTGAACCCGAGGATGTGGTACGGGCCATGCTCCGGCCCCTCCCAGTCCATCTCGGCAATCGGCGGAGTTGTCTTCAAGTCGAACGTCGAACGATTCGCAACAAGGAACGTGTAGATTTTACCGTCCCGTGGAATCCAGATGTCCGCCAGGTCGATCATCGGCTCAAGCTCGTCGAAGTCCACCTCGTGGCCACGACTGATGTCCTCCTGCCGCTTCTCGTCGCCGCCGCTGTATTTGGATGTCGGGCTCGCCTGCTTGGCGTGTTCGTTGTACATCCCCGACTTGATGCCCTCCTTGACATCCTCAAATGGAATGCGGTACATGTCGCCCGCCCACCGCACCTCCGACCACTTCTTCGCGGCCATGTCAAAGCAAAAGTCGTCCAATGAGACGTTCGACACAAACGGCGAGCCCGGGTCCATCCACCGATCCGGCTCGATTTCAACCAGGCCAGAGTCGGCAATGTGGACCTTGACAACCCCAATGGAAAAGAAGGCGTCCATCACCCATTGACGGATCGTGAACTCAAGGCCGATCTCCTTGATGAGGTTGTTGACAGCTAGCTCGAAGTGCTTGGCGAAACCCTCAAGCTCCTGGTAGTCTGTCTTGATCCGCACCTGGGGGCGGTTCGCCGCCAATAGCATCGTGTAAGCGTCAACCGTCTGGTTGATGAGGTTGAGCGGGCGGTCCTCGCCGCCTTTTCCGCCGTACCCAGGACCGACGTACTCCTCCACTAGCGCGGTGGCCGCACTGCGAAAAGGCGCAAGTTTGTCGTAAGAGGCACGGGCTGCGTCGCGTATGCGACGGGTGGTTTCAATGTTCATGTTACTTTCCTTGACACTCGGCCCCCTGATCGCACGGGCGAGTATAGGGGATGTGATTCGTTTTCGTAGTAGTACACTTCCATGTCCCTGGGCTCCTGCTCACGTCCAGCCGATAAGTCAACCGCGTCACCCTCACAGAACGCCGAATAACCCCTCTTGACTCTATTCGCCATCACCATCACTTTCTCCCGGCTTCCTGGAAGATGATCTGTAGGACGACCACTCTCTCTAACTTCGACCTCCCGGTCCTTCCTTCCACCGGACTTGCACTCACAGAAGACGCAAGGCACCGTTGTGAGTCGATGCTCACACTCGGCGCACAGCAGGTCGCCAGCGATTGGCGATGAGTAGGTGATTGGCAGCCCCTCTCTTCGCAGGTGCAGTATCGATGGGTGATTGGTAGACAGGAGCCGGCGGTGCAACTCGGCAGCGTAATCATCTGATACCTCCAACGCCTCGGCCATGCGGTGATTAGTGATGTCTTTCGCCGCACCCAAGATGCCAAGCATCATGAGGGTCAGCCGTGTCATGTCGTCTAAGTCGCCCGATCCATCCCTACCACTTCGCCAAATCATCGCGTCCTCCTGACACTAACTGAGATGTCGTCCGCTTGTCCCAGACCTCCTTCTTCTTGGACTCGCGGTCTTCCTTCATCCTCCAGGCAAGCGTGCCATACTTCGGCGACTGGGCGAGCTTGTTCTCCAAAGCGGTAGACGCCGTCGGGCGGTCTTTGGTCGCTTGAATAGCAACACCAAACGCAATGACGCGGTCGCCGTGAGCGAGCCCCTGAGACGATTGATCGTCAGTCGTTTTCTGTTGCTGATGCTCAATCTTGCCGCCATCGCCGCGTACATATTGCGGCAGCTCACCCTGTAGCGACTTGCTGCGTATCTGCCAGCCCCCATGGCGAATGGCATACGAAGCGTCACCAAATAAAGCCTCCCGGCTCTGCGCGGACTGCACGAAACCCACAGCTTTGGTTTTCTTCTTGCCCTTTCGCCATTCAACCGTCCGGCGATAGATATTGCCATAGCCACGCTCCAGTACCGCCTTGGTCAGTGATGTGCCTGGACCCATATGCTCCCACGCGAAATAAGCGTCATGGAACCACTTGCAAATCGCAATGCACTCGTCAGCGAAGTCGGAAGGCTCGACAATGTTTGTCGCATACTCCAGAACCTGCTCTCGCGTGTCCAAGTCGAGGATCGTTATAACCGAGTTGGACGTGTAGCTGCCGCCCTGGCCAGACGATATGTCGGCGCCGGCAACGTACCTGTGGGCAGGCGGCTCGTTCCTGGCGTCCAGCGGGCACCACACCTTGACCCGGCCATCCCTCGAAAACTCGAAGTCCGGCGTCAGTGTT